AAAAAATAAAGATGTCAGAAGTTAGTAGCGTGCAAGCTGTGCCACTTGTTTATAATTTGACGACTTTACGCTGCAAGGATTGTAACTTTGAAGTACAGTTTTAATATGAAACTCGACTCCATCATCCTAGTAGACGGACAACGCTACAGAGTAACTATAGAAGCTGACCGCTACCTCGGCTGTGAGCTTGTCTCTAATCCTAAACTGAAAAGGACAGTAGATACTTTGACAGAGGATATAAAAAAGCTGTAGCTTGCACTTGTCCACAGGTTTGTGCTATTGTGGCGAGTTTGTTTTTAGCCACATGCTAAAATTGCAGTAATGCAAGAATTTGACGAGTACACCATACCAAAACAAAAAACAGTCAGCTTTGACTTTTCACGTTTTGAGAAACCAGTCAGTAAAGCCACTAACAACAGAGCTTCTCTTATAGAACCTTTTGTTACTCGTCTCAATGAATCTAGGAAAGCTGGGGGGTACAAGCCATACACTCCAGGCTACGTAGCTTCTAAGATGGCACACATAGCTACTGACGAGTTAGATTTTCACTACAAGCAGTTAGCTAACTCTAAGAACTTTTGTGCGCTGTGGCACTGGTATAACGTACCGAAGAAGAAAGCTGTGGAAAAGTAGTTGCTTGCATTTATAGATATAGTATAATTATCTATGAATGACTTCAATACAAACAAAATTGAATATTGTCACAGCTAACCCAACTCTCGGGAAGTCATTCAACTACCTTTGGGTTGGCGTTGATAGTATTCAAAACAAGGCACTCGCTTTTTAGTGGGTGTTTTTTGTACATTCAATCCAATGACGCGGTTCTTAGAATCCGCGATACCAAATAGCTAACAGACGGAACTTGGCTGGTTAGCAGATCAAATCCTCGCTCTCACGACCCCTGTGAACGAGGTACCTCATCTGCTCGTCAGTCAATCTCTCATACATTCTCAAAAATAGTTACGGCGCGTTACTTTTTCTTTAATTCTTCTTAGTTTTACTAGAAATATAACAACCTTAGGACGAGGGACAGGGTGTATAGGGAGTATCATTGGACATCACATAGCCTACAATCAACCCTGAGAGATGGGATGAGGGAAATAGAGGGGCTGTATCTAATTAAAAACAAACATGAACTGGAACAAAGAATTCAACGTAACAACAGAACAAGTCTACAAAGAACTAAAACAGATATACAAAGAAACATACGCAACTCAATACAACGACTACGGAAAGGCTGTTAATAACCAAACACTTACAAGAAAAGATGTGGTAGGGTAGTAAATATATGGAAACAGATTATGTAACAATTGAAGAAACCTATAATAAAGAAGGAGTATGTACCTCTCGTTTGGTAAATGGAGAAGAGATAGGCGGAGACAATCAACCGTCGGTACAAATTCTAAAAAATGTAGCTTGGGTAAAAACCCATAAATACATGACACCGATGGAAATTAAAAACACTTACGGAATAGATATAAAAGACTAACCACTTAACAACTAAGATACGATTATGAAATACAAAATCATCATAGAAAAGAAAGAAGCAAACGAAAACTTTGAATCAGAATATAAACAATGGCAAGATGACTCGCGATGCGGAATGAGTCGAAACATGTCAGACAACATGCCACTTAGAAATACAATCACGGACGCTTTAGTTTGTGAGCTGACAGAGGAACAATTTGCAGCGGTAAAAGCAGAGGTGTTTAAAGCCTTTAACTAACACATGACAGAGCTAACTGAAAAACAACGCAGCAACACAATGAACCGCTGCTTACACAAAGCACTAACTGAAATAGCAGCAGACCTAGAGCAGCAAGGGATCCAAAGGCGCACCATCATAGAAGACCTAGAAGGCTACGAAGCACCTATCACAATGGAATGGATGAAAGAGGTATACAAGTCGATTGTCTATACCATGTACCGCAAGACTAGCACCACAGACCTCACCAACAAAGAGATGATAGATAGCTGGGAAGTGTTTAGTAAGTTTCTAGCCGAGGAATACGGAGTAAGCTACACATGGCCGAGCCAAGAAGCACAGTATTGGGAAAGTTATCAAGATAATAATTAGGGTATGAACGAACAAGAATGGAAAAATAAAATGGAAGAAAACTTAGAACTAAGTATCAGTAATGCAAAGTTTTTCAAGACTTCTCTTAAAGTACACGTAGTAGCGAACATAATGGTGATTCTTGCGGTGTTAATTTACATTTTGAGTTAGTCTGACCTGTTGATAACTAACCTAGACACCCCCACTACAATCGAGTAGTATGAAGGGAGATGGGGAGTTGAGTGTAGGTGCTGAGCTAACTGCCAGTAAGATACAAGACGCAACACATTTATATAGCGAAAGAAAGCCCCGTAGCGTTCTCAAAGCGGGCGGCACTACAGCCTTAAGTGAGCTGACCTGGAACGGTGTGTATAAGTTATATGCGTGACCACGCACGTTGCCACCTACACCCAGCCCCTCATCAAGTACCTTGAAAGATAATAGATGGTGTGTTGTCACCGAGTTTATGGAAGATGAAGAATACTAGTTACTTCTTCAAGTCCAACAGGAGCCTCTACGAATGCAAATTGCTAGGTTTGCTGTCTCGGTGAAAGCACATCACCAAGACCATAGGTGTGTACATCTAAGTGGAATATAAATGGGGGACAGCGACCTAACCAAACAGCTTGGGAATAGAAGAGTAGAGATTGGCACTACGACTTCCCCATTTGCCTTTCACTAGATGGTATACTAAAAGCATGAAAAGTTCCGGATTTAAACAAAAAACACTCGATGAGGTAAAAGCCACACAAGCCGCAAAATTAGCTAAAAAGAAGCTAGCCGCACCCAAATTACCTAAACCGCGTACAAAAGCCGTTAAAGTGGCAAAACAAGCGAATAAAAAGAAGTCTAAGACCCAGGCACAACTCAAAAAAGAGCTAGACAAGGTTTTCTCTCTATACATCCGCACAACTCACTCAGACGATAACGGAAATAACACCTGTTACACGTGCAACAAACCAGGGACAATTAAAACAATGCAATGCGGTCACTTTGTATCAAGACAGTACCTCGCAACTCGATGGCATTTAGATAACTGTAGAATCCAATGCGCTGGCTGTAACTTGTTTGGAAATGGGAAGCCACTAGACTTTGAGGAACGGCTTAAAAAAGAACTGGGAAATGACTATGTAGAAGAAATGAAAGCAAGCCGTCATCAGTCACTTAAACTAGACCGACACTGGTACACAGAACAGATAGAACATTATAAAAAACTACTCGACACACTATGATTAAACTTATACATGGCAACTGCCTAGACAAATTAAAAGAGTTAGAAGCCAACAGCGTAGACGCTATCGTAACCGATCCGCCCTATGGACTAGAGTTTATGGGGAAGGAATGGGATAAAGGCGTTCCAGGAGTTGAGTTCTGGGTCGAGATGATGCGAGTCCTTAAACCAGGTGGACACCTCTTGTCTTTTTCAGGCACACGAACCTATCACCGCATGGCTACTGCTATTGAAGATGCAGGATTTGAAATCAGAGATATGATTGAATGGGTATATGGCAGCGGATTTCCGAAATCTCTCAACATAGGTAAGGCGGTAGATAAGTTGCAGGGGAACGAGAGGGGAAAATCTACATATATCCCAAATGATAAAAACAAAGTATATGGCAAGGGATATGGTGGTGGAATGACTGATACATCCAAAGGCACTTCAGAATGGGAAGGCTGGGGAACTGCTCTTAAACCAGCACATGAACCTATCTGTATGGCTCGTAAACCTTTAGCAGAAAAGACAGTAGCCCTGAACGTCTTAAAGTATGGAACAGGTGGGATTAATATAGATGAGAGTAGGGTGGGGACAGAGGATGTTGTGACTAATCACGGAAGAAAACCAACAGAGAATGGGTGGGACCCAAGAATGTCTGGTGGACAAAAACAAGAACAGACATATGGTCAAACTCTTGGCCGCTTCCCAGCAAACCTAATCCACGACAACAGTGAAGAAGTAAGAGAGTGTTTTCCTGAGACGAAGAGTGGTTCGGGGAATAAGAATACTGGGAACAGAGAGGGTATTTACGGAATACTGGGTAAGGGAAATGGTGACGGAATTGGTGGTGACTCAGGCAACGCATCTCGTTTCTTCAAATCTATAATCTACCAAGCAAAGGCAAGTAAGAGCGAGAGGAATAAGGGGTGTGAGGGACTTGAATTAAGACCAGGTGGGAGTAATGCAAAGGGTTATACACAAGATGTAGCAAGAGGTTTAGATAGAAATAGACCAGTAGCAAACAACCACCCAACTGTTAAACCTATCGCCCTCATGTCCTACCTAATCAAGATGGTAACTCCCGAAGGTGGAACAGTCCTTGACCCGTTCATGGGTTCAGGCTCGACAGGGGTAGCAGCAAAAGAAAACGGCTACAACTTCATCGGTATTGAAATGGAAGCAGAGTACATAGAGATTGCCAAAGCACGTATAGACACACTAGACTCAAAGTAGTATAATACACCCATAGCCTATCGTACTGACAATACGACATTCGGTAGGCAACCCGCCCTACGCAGCCCATAACGGGAAAGGCTCACTAGTGATAGAGTTTTTGTTTCTATTTTACGACTCCATTCTTTTTTATCTATCACACACGAGGGGCAGATCCTCGGTAGCGGCATACTATGTGGTACAATATTGACATAGATTATATATCATGGCTAATACTGTAAAAAACAAAACCAACAATCCTAATGGGCGACCAAAGGGAACAACTAATAAACTACGTGTCACTGACTTTTTTAACGGTGACGAAAGAGATCAACTAATCATGGAAGCTAAGATGCTTGCCTTTGGGGATGGAGAGAGCAAGCCAGATAAAGATATGATTAAGTTCTTATTCGACCAACTGTTTGGTAAGGCTACTCAGCGCTCAGAAATCTCAGGAGTAGACGGAGAAAGTTTAAAGATAATATTTGATAGCGCTCTAAAAGGTGGATAGATATGAGAAAGGAAATACCAGGCTATAGTGGAAGTCACTGGATAAATGAGAAAGGAGAGGTTTTCAGTAGATTTAAAAAGATAACCCCCCATAAACATTCATCAGGGTATATTCATGTTGACCTTTGTAGAGATAAAGAAAAAAAAAGCTTTAAGTTACATAGGTTATTAGCTATGACGTTTATCTCTAACCCAGATAAACTCCCAGTGATAAATCACAAGAATGGTATTAAGGATGACAATAGACTATCAAACCTAGAGTGGTGTACTCAGAGCGATAATGTCCTACATGCTTACAGGACACTCGGTAGGACTGGATACTTTCAAACAGATAACCCTAAACATTGGTTGGGTAAGTTTGGTAAAACAAATATACATTCAATTCCCGTTGAGCAGATAAAAGATGGAGGGGTGGTGCGTGTTTGGGACAGTATGTCTTGTGCAGGTAGAAAAGGATTTAATATAAGTCACATCTCGTCTTGCTGTAAAGGAAAGAGGAAGAGACATCTGGGTTTTGAATGGCAATATGCAATTACACGATAAACAAAAAGAGATAGGCTACTCACCATCTCGGTTCAAAGTCATCAGGGCAGGACGTAGAGGTGGTAAGACTGCGTTCAACATCGAGGACTGTAGTTTTCGTGCTGTCAGTAAGAATGACCGCAACGTGCTGTATCTAGCACCTACACAAAAGCAAGCCAGGGCTATTGTCTGGGAAGACTTCAAGCGGAGGTTGTCACCCATAGACGCTAAGTTCAATGAGGCACGCTTAGAGATTAGAGTACCTACAGCAGAGGGTGGCACATCAACTATTTACATCGGTGGCTGGGAGAACCGAGAGAACTATCGTGGTATGCGCTTCCACCATGTTGTCTTCGATGAGTTGGACACACTACGTGACTTCTTTATATCGTGGCAAGAGATTTTCAGACCAGCACTCACTGACACCGCTGGTAGTGCTACGTTCATTGGTACACCAAAGAGTGACAGTCGTAACTTGCAACGGCTAGAGAAGTTTGCTGAGAAAGATAGCGACTACCGCACGTTTCATTTCACCAGCTACGACAACCCACACGTTTTAGACAGTGAGATAGATAAAGCTAAAGCAGAACTAGCATACGACACATTCAAGCAAGAGTATCTAGCTGAATATGTCGAAGACCAAGGCGCACTATTCAACTACTCTGCGCTGGTTGATGTATTCAGTAACTCAATAGATAGAGGAACTAGTAAGTATTTGATAGTAGACATTGCCGGTGATGGTTCTGACCGAACTGTGTTTTCTTATTGGGAAGGTTTGGTTGAATACAAGCGGGTCGGGTATGAGCGATTGAACAGTGAGGGTATCAAGATGAAGATTAGAGAGGAGGCTCAGAGCCACAAAATTCCATTCTCACACGTTTTAGTGGACGCTATTGGTGTTGGAGAGCATTTACCACATGACCCACTCTTAGACGGCATCATAGGCTACAAGTCATCATTCGCTGCAATCAAGACTGACCAGAGTATAGTTTCACTACCTCACGTTCACTACACCAAGGAAGCACCCTTAACCAGTGACTATAGAAACCTGCGCTCACAGTGCATCTTCACCTTGGCTGACTTAGTGAACAACCATAAGATTGCAAGTGAAGTGGAAGGACAGGGCAAGGAGGTCATACTACAAGAGTTGCCATACTACCAAGACGCCAGTAAAGGTGATGGTAAGAGATTCGCTACACCCAAAGAAGATGTAAAGGAGATGCTTGGTCGGTCTCCAGATGATAGTGACACATGGATAATGCGGATGTACTTCGAGATAACAGCTAGACTATCCCCTCATCAGTCAGAGCAACGGGCAGAGAGAGCGGCACAAACAGCTCAACAGTTCCTAAAAGGGCAGAGCTTTAAACACATGAACGATACCAGATAATCATGGTATAATTTAGACAAACTAATTCTTTTATTAAATGACGTTGGTGGACAACTTCAATACACATGCACACAGCACTCGACATAGTACGAAAACAGGAACAAGACTACATTAACTCTGATACCCAAATCAGTGAGCATGTCAGTTTCTCACCTAAAGAAAACATCGATAAGATTGAAGCCTACCTCAACAGTAAGCACGTATCTGGTGAGAAAGACTCATTAGGTCGGGACAAGCCGTTCTTCAATATCGTCACCGCTGCATCTAACGTCTGGTATCGAGCAACTGACATTGACCGATCTAACATTCGTATCAAGTCAACCAAGTCATCATCACACACCACAGCGATGCTCGCCAACGCCAAGAGCAAGGAGTGGATGCGTAAAGCTAACTTTGGTGTCTGGTTGAATGACTGGGGACTGGCTATGGCTCGTTACGGTTCAGCCGTGTCTAAGTTCGTAGAACAAGACGGCAAGCTAGTAGCTAAGGTTGTACCATGGAATCGTCTCATTGTAGATGCTATCGACTTTGACGGTAATCCAGTAATCGAGAAGCACTACTGGACACCAGCTCAACTACGTAAGAACAAACTATTCGAAGCTGACCAAGTGGAGTCGCTGATTGAACATGCTAAGAAAGCCAGAGAGACTATCGGTGGCGACAAGTCAGATAACAAGTCAGACTACATCGAGGTATACGAACTTCACGGTGAACTACCGAAGTCACTCCTGACTGAGAACGAAGCAGATGAAGAAATCTACGTACAGCAAGTACATATCTGTGCGTTTGATACTACAGAGGACGGTGACTACCTAGACTTCACACTATACAAAGGGCAAGAGAAGAACCCATACCACATCGCTCACCTCATCAAGCAAGATGGTCGCGTAATGTCTATCGGTGCAGTTGAACACCTATTTGAAGCACAGTGGATGGTGAACCATAACGAGAAAGCTATCAAGGATCACCTAGAGTTGGCATCTAAGATGGTATTCCAAACCTCTGACCCAGCGTACCAAGGGAAGAACACAGGCGACTTGGATAACGGTACTATCTTGTACCATGAAGTAAACCAACCTCTGACTCAGCTCGCCAACACATCACATGACATCGGCTCACTACAGAACAGTAAAGTTGACTGGCAGAACCAAGGTAATGACATTGTATCCACACCAGACGCAGCACGAGGAGTTACACCTCCATCTGGAACAGCCTTAGGAACAGTACAAATCACCACAGCTCAAGGACTGTCACTATTCGAGCTAATGGCAGAAAACAAGGGACTAGCCTTAGAAGAAATCTGGCGAGAGTTTGTTATCCCGAACATCAAGAAGCAACTAGATACCAAGGAAGAGATCGTAGCGACACTCGACAACATGAGTATCAAGCAGATTGACTCACTGTATATCCCAAACGAAGCAAAGCGTCGATTCAATGAAATGGCAGTAGAGAAAGTTATCAAGGCTCTGGAGACTGACGACATGTCACAAGTACCAGCGCCATACAACCCAGCCCAAGGAGAACGAGAGGTAGCAGGTGAGATGAAGTCACTAGGTGACAACCGATACTTTGCACCTGATGAACTATCAGAAAAGACATGGAAAGAAATCTTTGACGGCTTTGAATGGGACGTAGAGATTGAAGTCACAAACGAACAATCAGATAAGCAAGCAATCCTATCTAACCTCAACGACACACTAGGTAAACTTGCACAGCTAGGAGACATCGAGAACGCACGACTTGTACTCGCTAAAATCCTAGAGGAGACAGACATTTTCTCACCAATGGAGTTGACTACTACTCAACAAGCACCAGCACCACAAGGAGCATCAATGGGAGCCTCTGCCCCAATTGCACCAGAAGCACCAGGTACACCTCAACTAGAATAATATGGTGGGGTGGAACCAATTATGAAATTATTACAAACAATTA